AGGGTACAATATAAATAGTGGCATATATTTATATTGTTGCTAAAACATAGCTATTAATTTAATAGGAGAGTTTGAAATCTGTAAAAATTCAAAATTACTGACTATAAGCAGGAAGACTTATAGAGAAAAGAGGAAATATGAACAGAATTGAAATTATGGGAAGACTAACAAAGGACATTGAACTAAAGAAATTAAAATCAAAAGAGAAAGACGAGAAAAGATATTATGCAAGATTTTCTTTAGCTGTTCCAAGAAAGAATAATAAAGAAGAAACAGACTTTATTGATTGTGTGGCTTTTGGAAAAATAAGCGAAATCCTTAAAAAATATACTGAAAAAGGAAATAGACTTATAGTATGTGGAGAACTACAAATCAATTCTTACGAAGATGATGAAGGAAATAATAGAAGAAGTTTTTCTGTAAATGTAAATGATTTTTATTTTGTAGATTTTAAGAAAAATGAGGAAGATGAAGAAGATGACGAGGAAGAAAAACCAAAGAAAAAGTCTAAAAAATCAAAGAAAAAAGAAGTAGAAGACGAAGAAGATGACGACTTACCTTTTTAGAAAAGAGGTGTTAAAAATTGACAGATGAAGAATATAAAAAATTAACTCATATAGTAAAAATTGCTAATAACAGATTAAAACGTATGCAAGAATTTACTGGAAAAGATGTGTCATGGTCAGCATATTATTTACAAAGTAAATTAGATAATTTAAAAGTAAATGCGTGGTCTAATAATTTTATCACAATAAGTAAAGAAATGACTGACAATCAATTGCAAAGAGTTTATAATGCGACACGTAATTTTTTGACATATAGGACAAGTACAATTACAGGAATAAAAAAATCAATAAAAGAAACAACAAATGCAATAGGTTATAACTTTGATGTAACAAAAGAAGAGGCAGAAACTCTTTACAGGTTAACAGATGATGACACTTTCAAATATATAACAGAGCATAGCAATGCGAAAGCGTCAGAAGTATGGGCAATTATTGAAGAAGCAAAAGAAAAAAGGCGCATGGGTTTAGATAGATTTATAAAAAAGGTTTATGAAATGGCAGAAGTAACAAGAGATAAAGAAATGACAATGAATATTATTTCATTGTACAACAAGGAAATAAGGGGCAAATAATGAGATATTGGGAAGATTTAAAAAATGATGAATTTAATTTTGATATAGAAAAAGAAAAATGTTTAGATATTTTTACTTTTGACATTGAAACAACTTCAATTTTAAATCTTAATGGCTCCTATATTTCAGCAAGTGAATATCAAAAATTAGATAAAGAAAGCCAAGAACAATGTGAGTTTTTGGCTTTTTGTTATATATGGCAATTCGGAATAAATGACATTGTATTTTATGGGCGTACTTTTGATGATCTAGAAAAATTTTTGTATATTTTAGAGGACATAACAAATTTTACCAAAAAAATAGTTTTTGTACATAATTTAAGTTTTGAATTTCAATTTTTAATTTCAAAATTTAAAGTTGACAATGTTTTTGCAAGAAAATCAAGGCATGTTATGAAATGTAATTTATCAGATTATAATATAGAGTTAAGATGTACTTATATGCTTTCAAATGTAGCATTAAAAATTTTAGCAGAAACTTACAAACTTCCAGTTAAAAAATTAACGGGAGATTTAGATTATAGCAAAATAAGAAATTCGAAAACAGAAATGTCAAATGAAGAACTTAAATATTGTGAAAATGATTGCTTAGTTGTATATCATTACATTTTATTTGAGCTTAAAAAATACAAAAATGTTTTTTCAATTCCGCTTACTTTTACTGGTCATGTAAGACGTGAGCTTATGAGTGAAACAATGAAAAATTTTAAATACAAAAAACAAGTAAGAAATTGTATATCAGTAGACGGACATTTATACAATAGATTAATAGAGTCTTTTGCTCGGTGGATTTACACATGCTAACTGGTTTTTTACTTCAAAAGTATTAAAAAATGTTGATAGTTATGACTTCACAAGCTCGTACCCTTTTGTTATGGTATCGGAAAAATATCCTATGTCAGCATTTAAAAAATGTAATATTAAAAATAAAAAACAAATGATAGATAAAAACGCTTATATTTTAGTTGTACGCTTTACAGATATAAAATCAAAATATTACAATGATTTTATTTCATATTCAAAATGTAGAAATATTGAAAAGGGTGTGTATGATAATGGGCGTGTTGTATCAGCAAAATCACTAGAAATCACACTAACTGATATTGATTTTTATATAATTCTAAAAGCATACACACGGAAAATATGAGATATTAGAAAGTTATTCGGCAGTTTATGGGTATTTGCCTAAAATGTTTATTAATTTTATATTAAATAAATATGAAGATAAAACAAAATTAAAAAATGTAGAGGGAAAAGAAATAAATTATTTATTAGCAAAAAACAACTTTAATTCTCTTTATGGTATGTGTGTTACAAATAACATAAAAGATTTAGCAATTTTTGAAAATGGAACATGGAAAACAAAAAAACTTGAAAATACAGATATTTTATATTCACTTTCAGAAGAAAAAAGAAAAAGTTTTTTATCTTTTTCGTGGGGTGTGTGGGTTACAGCTTACGCAAGACGAAATTTAATTGAAAATATTATTAGCTTAGATGATTTTATGATTTATGCAGATACAGACAGTATAAAACTAATACAAGGTTACGACAAAAATGTAATTGAAAATTATAACAAAAAAGTTATTACAAAACTAGAAAAAGTATCGAAAGATTTAAAAATTCCATTTAAAAAATTTGCTCCGAAAGATATAAACGGAATAGAGCATTGTTTAGGTTTATTCGAAAAAGAATATACTTCAAAAGAAAATCGTGATTTTACATACAAAGAATTTAAAACAGAAGGTGCAAAAAAATATGCTTATAGAACTATGGATGATAAAATCAAAATTACTGTTTCAGGTGTTCCAAAAAAACGGAGCAGTAGCGCTAAAAAACGATATAAATAATTTTAAAGATAATTTACTTTTTAAATTTGAAGACACAGGAAAAAATATGCTAATATATAATGATGAACAGCCAACAATTGAAGTTGTTGACTATCAAGGAAACAAGGAAATAATAAATCAAAAAACAGGAGCTTGTATAGTACCCGCTACATATGAATTAAATAAATCTTTTGAATACTCTTCTTTTTTAGATGATAACTCGGAGGCTAGAGCAATTTACAAAGAATAGTTGACAAATATAAAATAATATTATAATATAGGTTTATAAAAAGCTCCTATTCAATAAAATATATCATTATAAAGTTACTTACAACGTAAAAATAGGCTATTGACAAAATAGCCTATTTTTTATATTATTTATATGTAGAGAGGGTGATGAAATGGATTTTGATGTTGTTATTCAAATGATAGGTTCTTTGGGTTTTCCTATTGTTTTTTGTTTACTTACATGTTGGTTTATTAAATATACAACAGATTTAAACAGAGAAGATAAAAAAGAATATGAAAAAATTATAACAGAAACTATCAATAACAATACCCTTGCGTTAAATAATTTATGCAATAAAATTGATACTATTAATGGAAAGGGGGAATAAAAATGAAGATATCAAAAGAAGAGTTAAAAGCAAAAATTAATGAAAAAGTACAAGATGAAGACTTAAAAATTGAACTTTTGGAAGATATTGAAGACTCAATGGAAGTAGAAGACGATAAAGAAACTGTTTCAAAAGAAGAGTATGACAAAGTTGTAGCAGAAAGAGACGAGATAAAAGAAAAATACAAAGCTAGATTTTTAAGTAAAGAAGTTGAAGAAGACAAAAAAGACGAAGAATACGAAGAAAAAGAAGAAATTGACATAAAAGAAATATAAAAAAGGGGGATTTTAAAATGCCAAACAATTCAGTATCACAAAATAATTTAAATGTTAATAACTCATTAGAGTTATTAAGCTATATTATTAATGTAACACCAGAATTAAAAGAAGATATTGACTTGCCAAAACAGGGAGACAATATCAGCTCAATAGGAAAAATAATAATGGGAAATCCAGTATATAAAAATGCTTTCTTAAATACTGTTAATATAATAGGAAAAACAGTAATTACAAGAAATCATTGGGAAAACCCATGGAGAAAATTTACAGACAAAGGAACTCTAACATATGGACAGCAAGTTAGAGACATAATTGTAGATATTGCAAATGTATATGATTATAATACATATGCAAATAGACCACATGCAATGCTTGAAACAGAAATTCCAAATGTTTTGTCTACTATTTATGAAGTTAATTATCAAAAATTTTATAAGACAACAATAAGTGACGAGCAAATGGCAATGGCTTTTGAAACAGGAGATTTATTCTCATTAATAGATGAAATCGTAAATTCTATGTTTGAGGGTATGGAATACGACGACTTTTTAGTTTCAAAATATATTTTAGCAAGAAGAATTTTAGACGGAACAATAACAGCAAAACAAATTCCAGATTTTGAAAACATAACAGAAAGAGACGTTGTAGCATTTATAAAAGGACACTCAAACAAAATGACATTTAGAAAGCCATTTTATAACCCAGCAGGAATAAGAAAAGCCACTTCATTCGATAATCAATTCGCAATTTTAGACTCTATGTTTGAGGCTAGATTTACAACAAAAGTTTTATCTACTTCATTTTTTAAAGACGAGGCAGATATGCGCTCACATGCGGAACTTGTTGACAGCATGGGAGAATTTGACATGGCACGTATGAAAGAAATTTTCTGTAAAAGAGATGAAAACGGAGATATAATCGAAAATGAATATTTAGACGGATACGTTCCTTTTACAGATGAAGAACTTGAAGTTTTAGCGGATATTCCATGTGTAATTGTAGGAGCAGACTTTTTCCAAAACAGAAGATATGGAACAGATGTACAATCTCCTAGTGGAAAAGCAACAGATTTTCTAAACCCACAGACATTAAAAAGAAATTTTTGGTTGCATGAGTGGGGCGTTATGGCTACAAGCCCATTCGAAAATGCGGTTGTTTTCACAATTGCGCCACAAAGTGTAACAAGTGTTAGTGTTTCTCCTTCAAGTGCTACAGTTAGCAAAGGACAAAGCTTAAAACTTTCAGCAACAACACAAACAACAGGTTTTGCAAATAAAGCAGTTTTATGGACTTTAAATGAAGAAGCAGAAACAAAAGGTGCTAAAATTGACCAAGCAGGAAAATTAACTGTTCCAAGTAATTACGAAACAACAGGAAACGCAACAGCAGGAAAATATTCAATTGAAATAAATGAAATATTAGCTACAGGAGATAAAATAACTGTAAATGGTGTTACATATACAGTAAATGCAACAGATGATACAGTAGCGAAACAGCTTACAGCTCTAAAAGCCGTTTTAAATGCTTCAACAAATATTACAAATATTTATACTGTAGGTGGAACAACAACAGTTACATTAACAGAAAAAACAGCTTATATAGGTGTTTATCCAGCTCCAGAAGTTTCATGGGAAGTTGCAACAACTGTAGCAAATGCAGTATATTCAGAAACAACAACAGAGCCAGTAATCGCAGGAAATTCAATTCATGCTTACGCTACATCAATATTTGACAATACTAAATATGGTGCATCAGTTATAACAGTATCATAATAAATTTAGTTATAGATAGGTAGCAAAATTCTATTTGCTACCTTTTATTTTAAAAAGAAAGGGGAAAATATAATGTCAAAACTACAAAAATCACAGCTTAACAATATAGAAACACTTAGAATGTATTTAAGACAAATGCTTTCTTTAGCAGAAAATGTTTTCCGTTTTGAAAATCTTCCAAAATTTATTGATGTTGCATATATGAATAAATGCTTGTTAAACAAGGGGGAAATAGCTTTTTTCTATGAAGAAGAAATTGGAACTTTGTGTTGTTTGCCTTTTGTAAAGTATGGAAAATTAGATTTATATGGGCGTTATGAGTCAATACAAGTTATTGGGGAAAATGGTTACACTAGAGTTTTAAAAAATGGCGAGTTTGTTATAATGTATGATAACTATGGAAAATATCCGTTATTTATTGACATTAAACAATATGCAGAGCGTATGGCACTTTACGAGCGTATTTGTGATGTAAATGTTGCGCAACAGCGTACGCCTCGTATATGGCAAACTTCAAGTGATATGGAAAAAACTGTTCGAGATTTATTAAATAATATTGACGGTCTTACAGAAAATGTTGTTTCATACACAAATTTAATGGTTGATAAAATAAACGCAGTTTTACAACCCGCCCCATATGTTACGGACAAGATAACAGAAAAGAAAGAAAAAACATGGAACGAGTTTTTGCGCTTAATTGGTGTTAGTAATATCACAGTACAGAAAAAAGAGCGTAATATTAAAGATGAAATAATGGCAAGTCAAGGTGGAACAATTGCAAGTCGTTTTCAACGATACGAGCCGAGAAAAAAAGCTATAGATGAAATAAATGAAAAATTTAAAATGTATCTTGAAAAGCCTATTATATTGAGCTATTATGATAATCTTCCAACAAATTTAAAATCAATTGAAGACGAAATTAATGAAGACGAACAGGAAGGGGGAAACGAAAATGTATAATGATTTTATGTTTTTTAATATTCCATATATACCAAATGACAAAGTTATGCGCCCACCCCTTTTATATGATTTAATGAACTCAATTGTAAATTTTGGAAAAGATGAAAAAACAAATCTTTCAAATATTCCAAGTGTTGCACGTGAAACAATTTTTAATTTTACATACCCTTTGAGCGAAAATGTAAATAAAGAAGAATTTGAAACATTAATTCTTAAAAAATTTATTATGCGCAGAATTGGTTTTGAAACATACACAGCGTGGCACATTGCATTAGAAGTAAAACTAAATGAGATCATGCCATATTATAATAAAATTTTTGACACATTTAAAAATTGGAATATTTTTGAAGGGGAAACAGGAACAAAGCAAGGAAATATAATAAACAATAAAAATACAAATGCAAATAGTGAAGTTGACTCTAGGTATTCAAAATTGCCACAAAACGAAATACAAGACGTTAGAAATGGTACATATATGACAGATTATACGCTAGGTCAAAACAAAGCAAATTCAACTGAAAATGATAACAATAATTATAATGAAACATATTCAAAAACAAATCCATATAAAATGGAAAGTTTTTTAAAATTTATTGAAAATAGAAATAAAACAATGACATTAATATATAATGATTTAGATACATTGTTTTATGGAATAACAAATACAAATTAGAAAGGAGAATAAAATGAGTGAATTAAATCCAATTCCAGAATATATTCCACGAACTAAATTAAAACCTTTTTACTTATTTATGAAAGGAAATTTTCCTTTTATAGAAGACACATTTGAAGCATTAGACTACTACTCTTTAATATGTAAACTAGGGGAAAAAATAAACGAAATAATAGAAGCTAATAACAATGAAGACGATAATGTAAAAAATCTTTATGACGCTTTTGTTAATTTATATAATTATGTTTCTAACTATTTTGATGATTTAGATGTGCAAGAAAACATTGATAATAAATTAGATGAAATGGCAGAAAGTGGAGAACTAACAGAGTTAATCGCTCAATTTTTACAAACAAAAGCAATTTTTTGTTTCGATACAGTATCAGATTTAATAAATGCAGATAATTTAGCAAATGGCAGTATAGTTAAAACTTTAGGATTTTATAGTATTGATGATTTAGGCGGATCATATTATAAAATAAGAACACTAACAGTTTCAGATGTAATTGATAATAGTACAATAATTGAGTTAAATAATTATGAAACTTTAATTGCAGAATTAATTTTAAATGATACTATGAATGTATGCCAATTCGGTGTAAAAGATAATGTTGAAAGTACAAATAAATTCCAAATAGCAGTTAACTCAATGGAAGGCAAAAAATTAATAATTCCAAATATCACATTAATATTAAATAATACAATTACATTAAGTGATAATATTTCAATTGAAAATAGAGGAAAAATAGAATATTCAGCAGACTTAATATATTTATTTCAAAATTTAAGCCAAGATTGTAATATAAATTTAAATGGTCTTGACATTGAAAAAATTGATAATTCATTTGAAAATTTAAATAGATTTATTTATATTGCCTTTGGTAGTTTAATTATAGAAAATTCAAAATTTAAAAATTGTGGTACAGCAATTCATTGTGAAGGTAAAAAACTTATTGCAAATAATATAACACTAAATAATGTATATGGAACTTTGCCACAATATGGCTATGGTGTTAATACTTCGGCTATCGAAAATGTGATAGAAAATATTTTTGTAAAAAATGATAGTAGCACACAAGGTAGACATGTTGTATATTTAAATGGCACTCAAATGTATAAAACAACAATTTCAAATGTAAATGTTGAAAATTGGTATCATAATCCAATTGCAATAAATGTGCATGGTTCTAGTACAGCAGATATTATAATTGAAAACTGTAAATTTATAAATTGCTTAAAAGCTCCTACTGGTACTGAGATAGCAGGTATTATATACATACATGCGGAAGATAACACAAGACTATTTGTTAATAATTGTGTGGCAAGAAATATTATATTCAGATTTTTAACATCAATGTCAACAAATACAAAAGTTAGAATATCTAATTGTTATTTAAGACATGATTTATCAGATACAACAGTAAATACAGATAATTGCTCTATTTATTTAAGATATGGTAATCAGCATGAAATATATAATATATATGTAGATAATACAAACGACACACATTTTAAATGGGCGGTTTATGTACGTGACATTTCACAATGTTTTATTGACAATTTAATAATGCGTGGAAATAATGCACAATATCTTGTATATTCAAAAGACGCAAATGTTTATTTAGGAAAATACTATACAACAATTGCAAATGTTAGATATGGAACAGTTACACCATACCCAACATATAGTGCATAAAATAAGCAAGGAATTTAATTCCTTGCTTTTATTTTGTTCGGTAATTTTATCTTATGTTATTTGGCAAATTGTAATTTCCTATGTTATCATGATAATGCCAAATTGTTACGCCTTTTTGAAATATTGAATTTATAATATCTAAATCGTTTTGTGGTATGTTTCCAAAACAAAAACTTTCCCCCGCTCCTATTTGTAAATAATTCCAATTCAATCTAGAATTAATATTCGGTGTTTTTATTCTTAATGTTTTATAACCAAATTTAGAGAAATAATCATCAATAGCTTTCCAATTTTCAAGTTTACATCTCATTTTACAAAATGTAAAATCTATTCTATTAAGAGAAAACATTACATCTCCTGTATTTTGACCGTGTTCAATGTTAGGAAGTAATGAAGCTTTTTTAAAATCTCCAATTAATGACCCTACTTGCAATGGCAAATTTGCTCCACTTGAAAGCGAACTTGCTTGAAATAAATTTGCGTTAGCGTCTTTTGCAAGTGCCAGTGCATTTGCTTGTACGCCCGCATATGCGCTAATCCCTGTACTAACAAGCGCCCCTGTTATTCTAGTAGCATTGTTAACAGCATTTTGTGTTAACCAATTTATATATGCGTCATTTGACCATGCACATGTTGGAAATTTTCCCAGTGGTATGTTTTCATCGTAATTATTTGCTAAGCCTTTATAATTTGTTGGTGTTAATAAACCAGAACAGCCAACAGCAAGAGCAAGTGAAAGATTAAAAGTTGCATTTTGACTACTTTGAAATAATTCATATTTATATATATTTTGATTTCCTATATTATTTGAAACTAATAAATAATTATATGGATAAACAAAACACTTACCGATTTTTAGGTGTATAATCAGAAAAACTTAATGCCTTACTTCTAGTGACTGCTTTAATTATAGCTGTATCAGAATAAGGCAAATTATAAAATCTTACTGTATATGTGTCTGGGCTTATAATTGATATTTGCCTCTCAACTTCTGTTAATGTTAAATCAGCAAGATCAAGTAAACTTTCGGGAACTATAAACATATTTTGTATATCTTCGGGATGACCGTCTGCATTTGTTACTAAAATAAAAACAAGCAAGTCTTCTAGTGTTGTTGTGGTATCATACCTAAATAAAAATATTTTTGAACCCCAAACATTTCCGTTATATATTGAAATTCCGTCAAAATTTTTTTGTGTTGCTGGATTATAATTTGAAACTACAGCAACCCAGAAATTTGTTCCTCCTAAATCTTCTTGACTAGTATCCATTGAAATTGTTTCTCCTGTGTCTAAGCCTTCATCTATTGTATTTGCTCCTATTGTGTCATCTTCTGCATGTTCTCTTAATACATAACAATTTTTTTGAGCTATAGCGTCATACCATGTTGCCCAACTGTCAATATGAAATGTTATATTTGTACTTTTTTCACTGTTATACTCTATTTTGTCAATAAAACAAAAAAACCATTTATTTGAATATCTAGGATTTTGAAATGCCATATAATTTACATTTACACACACGCCATATGGAACTTGAACATTAATTATGTTTTGAAATTCATCTATAAAACTATAGTTATTTGCCTCATAAACTAAATGTGCATTATCTCTTATAAGTGTCAACATCTGGTCTGTATTATAATTTAAAATATTATTATACTCTTTGTCGAGCCTTATTCCTTTTGCTAAAATAATACTACTATTTTTCATAAATAAAATTCTCCTTTTTATTTACATTTTATTATTTTTTAATTTCAAAGTCAATTGCTTGTTTGAAATCTGTACCTGTTAAATCATCACTATAAAATATCATATTTTCTCTAAATGTATTATACAAAAGTCTTCTTAAATCATCACTCGGAAAAGTAATGTCATAGATATTACGTTGCCAATATATACTTTCTTTTACTACATCAGAAAAAACAATTATGTCTTCTTTAAATTCTTTATTATAAGGGTATATAAACCAAATTAAAACATCTTTTTTTCGTAGTAATTCCCCTATAAAAGAAAATCCATTATATAAAAATCCTATTCGTAAAATGCAAGTATAATTTTTATAACTTTCTAATAACTTTGGTTGTTTTTCAGCTTGCCACTCTCCCGAGTCTATCATTTTTGAGCTTTCTCCAAATGATAGTTTTTTTCCACCTGTATTTTTACAATATTCAATTGCAATTGTTACTTTTTCTGTTCCTGTGTCTGTTTCGTATTCTGTTCCTGTATCTACAATATTTATATCTCCCTGTTTTTGATTTCTTACTGTTGAAAGTAAATTCCAATCGTGCAAATAAGGACATACTCTTGATATTGTGTTTCCTACCATATAAACTTTAGTTACACCCCTACGTCTATCAATTGTAGAATATAAAATTTGCATTTTGTTACTTTCATTGTAAATATATGCTCCACGCTCCATAAACTCTTCAAAAATTATAATGTCATAATCTAAAAAAGAAGCTCCGCTATAATGCTGTTCGGTAGAAAGAGCCATGACAGAGCCTATTTTTTCTTTTTCAAGCGATTTCCCTTTTTCATCTAATTTATTGAAAAATAAATCTCCACGCCATACAGTAATTGTGTTATATTTTCCATCTGTTAACTTTTCAACATCAACATCATTAAAATATTTTTCAACCCATGCAGTTGTTATGTCAGCTTTCCAACGTCTTAATAAAACAAATTTTTTATGATTTTTTATGTAATTATTTATTGCTAAATGTTTTATTTGATAAGATTTTCCATTTGATTTTTCTCCATAAATTAAATAATAAAAAGAGTTAGGAGCTTTCTTTAAAAGCTCCCCTATATTATAATGTATTTGTGTAGATTTATTCATATTTTATCTCCCCAATTCTTCTAATAAATCAGATATTAAATCAATGTAATTTGAATACATGATATATTGACTACTTGACATACAGCTATCTTGTAATCTAATATACATTTTTAATCTTTCAAGTAAAATTTCTCTTATATTTTTATTACTCATTTTATTCTCCCTTTATTATATCTAATAATTTTCTAATATTACAAATATCTACAATATCAAATTCATTTATACCATTTTCATAATAAAAGTTAATTGTCTTTTCAAGCATAACAAGACAGTCCTTTTCTTCTTCTGTTAACAAATCATATAAAAACATTGTTAATATTTTTCTTTTTATCAGCTTGTTAAAATATTCAATATCTTCTTTTTTTGCTTTTCCTCTTATAATGTTTCCATAATCTAAATTATTTTCTTTTGCTATTTTTGACATTTTTATTTTTGCTAAATTATTTATAAATTTATCCATTTTTGCTTCCTCTATTTCTAAATTTTTTGGCGTATAACACCCACGGAAAACGACTTTTCTTTTTTGCTGTTGGAAATGGCGGGTCTGGTGGCTCGGGTGGTGTTGGCGGTGGAACTGGTTGACCATCATAATTTATTATAGTACCTCTTTCGTTTGGTATATTTAAAAGTGTACAAGGATTATAAAAAGTGCCACATTGCCACGAACTTTGTGAGCTTGCCTCTAAATGTAAATGTGCACCACTTACATTTCCTGTTGCTCCCATTACACCTACTTGTGTACCTACTGTTATGACTTGACCCTCTACAACTGTTGGACTTCCATATACCATATGACAATAACGCCAATAAATATTTCTATCAGTATCATAAATTAAAACTTGCGTTCCTAATGATTGCGTTGTAGAATTAATGACTCTTACAACTTGTCCATTACAAACACTATATTCATTGTTATTTGTGCCACCTGCTACAGTTGGAACTATATCAACGCCCGTGTGTATTCCACTACATGTATATCGTGGATTGTATGAGCCATATTCATTTGTTATTATTGCTTGAACATGAAAAGGACTATTTCCAATTGTTACTTCACTCATGTTAATTCTCCTTTAATAAATCTTCAAATAAATTCACTAATTTATTGTTTTTTTCTTTTTCTTGTTTTAACTCTTCTTGTAGTCTATCTATTAAATTTAAAACAATTTCATCTACAAAAAATTCTATAACACCATTTTCATTATTATATGGAATTATATGTTTTTCTAAAAATTTTATCGCTTTCTTTTCTTCTTCACTCATAATTCTATTTCCTCACATTTTCTAATATCTAGTAAAATATAATTTCATTTTTATCAACCCAAAACTGTTTTTGTAATTCTCCTATTAAATCTAATTCAACCATAATTTTATCTTTATCAATATAGCATACAATTGCTTTTACTTGTGTTTTATCTTTATTTAAACTTGAATTATAAATCCAAAATTGTTTTTCTAATACTTCAATTAAGCTTGAACCTTCATTTGTTGCCCCTGTAAATTTACATGGTATTGATACAATATCCCCTTGTTTTATTTCTACATCAATATTAAAATTCCTACTATCATACCACCCTGTTTTGTTTTCAATTCCTATATATTCAGCTGGATTTATTGTATTATCATAACAATTACATGGTTTTCTTATTTCAAAATGTAAGTGTACACCTGTGCTGTTGCCTGTGTTTCCCATGACTCCAATTACTGTTGCACGTGAAACATTTTGACCTTGTTTCACAAATATTGTTTCTAAATGACAATACCAATGAAATGAGCCGTCAGACATATTCATTACAACTACAAAATTTCCATATGATTTATCATACCCTGCTTGAAATACTTTTCCGTTACACGTTCCATACACCCTTTTATTAATAGAGTAAAAATCAATTCCCGTATGATGACCATGCGCCCAACGGCTACCTTTTTTGTGATATGGGCATGTTATTTTAAATAAACCGCGAAACTGGTAAATTTGTCATGTTTATTCCCCCTCTTTAAGTATATTTTTAATTATAATATTTCTTGTTAACTTAAATAAAAATATTGACTCATTATCTGTCAACAAATCCCCTTTTTCTAAACTTCGATATATAAATCCTAGATTGTTTATAATTTCTTCTCCTGTTCCTTTTATTTCACAATCTTCTTCATTTACTTTAATCATATTTTTGCTCCTATCTTTAATTATAAAAACTTATTATTGCTATTATAAGCACTATTACAAAACATATAAACATTATACTCATCTATCCTCAATTTCCTTTCTTGTTCTTTCAAATTGTTTTTTATCTTTTTTAATTATACGTTTTATTTCTTCTATATTTTTGTGATTAATTTTATATTTTTGATTAAAATCATAATTAGTCTGTTTCATTGTTTATCTCTCCTAAAATTTTTCTATAGACGTATGCCATACCAATGTCAACATCTGTTGCTATTCCGTTTTCACTTAATTTGTCTATTCGCTCAATATTATTTTTGCATATTGATTTTATATGATTTAATAATTTTTCAGCAGACATCTCTTTTTCTATCATTTTATTACACCTCATTTCCTATTTCTTATAAA